GTTCAAAGTGATCATCTTTGTATCGAGATCAATCTGCGTCTTAGCAGATCCTTCAGTTTGTGTACCGAATGAACCTTCACCAGCAGGCACAACTTCCTGTGCATAGTTCACCACATCAGACTGAGAGGCAAACACACTCAAAATTGCACGGAGGTGATTAGAAAACTGACCAAAAGCAGGGGAGTTGTTCAGACGGGTAATGTCTAAATCTCCTGTATGGGTAGTAGAAGAAAGCATATTCTGAACAGCTTTAACGCTGAACAGGATTTCTTCACGGCCACCTTTAAAGTTAGCCAGGTGATCCTTTACGCTTTCCAGGCCTTCTTTCACTTCCTCAGCAAAAGATTTTACTTTTCCACCGCCAAAACCTTCACGGCCTTTTGCAGCTTTTATAACTGTGATTTCTTCGTTTAATTTGTCAACGGCAGATTTGATTTCAGCAGCACTTGAGCCCTGCTTTTTCATCTCTTCGTTGATCTCTGCAACGGCAGCAGCGTGTTTTTGCTCATTTTGAGCAGCCTCTTTTTTTAGTGCTTCAATCATAGGATTGAAAGCATCTTGAATGTCTTTTAATTCCATTATCCAAAATGTTTGATAGTTAATAATTGTATTGCTTCTTTCAGCTTTTCGGCTTCGTTATCCGGCTCAACTGTAACCTGTACGGGTTGAGTGGTTAATTCACTTATCCTTTGCTGAATTTGTTTTAATCTTGTTTCGATCAGTTCAAAAGCGTTATCGGTATATGAACCGTTACGGAGCGACTTCACCAACATTTCCATTTCACCGCTTAATTCCTTCGCCTCATCTTCTTTTGTCAATCCCTTGCCAAGAGTAGGGGTATTGGGGTTTGCTCCCCATAAAACAGATGATCCTTCGTATAAAAGAATTTCTTTGATCAGGTTGTAAGGCGTTTCTCCCTTTACCTGTTCTGATTTAATCGTACGGAACCCGATACTGTGCTGATTGATATGCCCTGACTTATAGAACTCCAATACATCATTTCCCCACGTAGTATTAGGGATTTCAGTCACACCTACCAAATAGCCGTTATCCATGTACAGTTCTTTGAATTTACCAACGGCTGATTTCAAAGAAGGGTTGTGGTCTGTTAAATGCCATATCAGGTTAGCCTTAGCCGGGCCTCTTTCAGCGATTGTCTTAGTGAACGCTCCGGGATCAATTACATCACCATCAAGATCAAGTGACCCTGTGTGTGAGATGGCAACCTTTACCGTCCGTGTGCTTTCAGATACATCTTTTACGGAATCGGGTATATTTTTTACCTGATAAAACATATTTTCAAAATTGATTGAAAATTCAGAATAAATAGGGTTTCTTGTCAACTCTTGCGAATCAGCCGCCCATTCTCATCCACTTTATTAACCACCGCAAACGTGCATCTGCATTGCACTACCTCTTTAGCCGGAGCCTTCGGATCGTGCGGATGTAGCATCTCAATTCCGTTACGGTTGTCTGTAAATGCTTGATCCATTGGTACACGCTGACCGTCTAGTGTATAGTGATCCGCTTTATCTTTTTGCCCGTTAAATGGGTTGCCTCTTGTACGGTTGTCCTTTGCGCTGATCCATACTTTCTCCTTTAACCAGGGGCTTTTATCCGCCCCTACATACTTACCTGAATGAATAGCCCGACCCGTTTCAGTCCTTGCAATCATTTCGGCTCTGTTCTGTATCACTTCGGAAATAGCCGGATCATTACGTACATAATTAGCCGTTTCCAATGCGCCCCACCCGTTGGCGAATGCCATATCTAATATGTCAAGAAAATGCTTTCTGGTTGTGTCTGTAATGCGTAATACGCCTCGGTTGTAGAAATTGTCCCCTAAGTATTGCAGTATCTGTTGAATCCATTCGGCAGGGGTGAAAAATCCTTTTGTGATTGTCCTATCTCCGTATGCTTGCCTTGCATATTGTACGCCAACCGTTGTATAAATGCTTCTGATCGTGTTTTCAAGTCGATTTGAGATTAGTAAGGTATTAGCATAACCTTTACCGTGTCCCGCCTCTACTGCCTTCGCAAATAGGTTGTATTCAGTCCGCAGGTTGTCCTGAATCTTCGCTTTGTATTGTTTGATGACCCGGATTTGTTTGTTTCGCTCCGCTATCCAGTATCGTCTCCGTTCCCTCGTTGTCATACTTTGAAATGAAATTTATAACCGCCTTGCTGAATTGTCCACGTTTGATGATTAGTTTGCCGTACTCATTGATACACTTCTTTTCTTTCTCTGTTTCGGGGTACTTACGCTTTGCGATACTATGAACCAGTTTATCAACTTCATTCATAGTCCAAATATTTACCGCTAGGGGCCGGTTCATTCGGAATTTGCAAATCACTTACCGGCGCATAGTTGCCAGTTATCAAAAACTCATTGTGCATCGGTTCACTTGTCGTTTCAAATCCTAACAACTCCCTGAACTCATTACCATTCAAAGCGCCCCGATCGAACATAGCCGTATATACGGAAATCATCTTACTGAAATCGTCCTGCAATTCAGGGATCAGCGAAAAATCAAAATCAATAAATACATTATCTTTAAAATCGGGCTTCAACGAACGGTTCAACTCGTCCCGTAACGAATTACACAAGGGCATGATTAAATCCGTTACAAATTTCTTTTGTGCCCACTCTTTGTTACTGAATGACTGCCCAGGTATCAACACATCAGGATCAACCCCTAAAGCCATTGCGATGCGTTCCAGTGTGATCGTTTGACTTTTGAGTAGTTCCATATCTACTGAAGTGCTGCCCAAATCAGCATAGTTCCATTTACCCTGCATTACCGCAACCGTATGCTTTACCAATTTGTTATTTACTGCCGTATCAACCGCCCCTTTCAGTTGGCTTTTTTGGTCAGGGGTTAAATCGTCAAACGTTTCATTATACAGTATGCCCCTTGCCCCTCCGTTCTGAAACATTGCCACCGCCGCATCCATAGCGTCCTGATCTTGTTGCAATCTACGTTTCAGTGGAGCCATAGGATCAAAACCACGTAAATGATCCCCATCTGTTCCGATTGCCTCAGGGTTGAATGACTTCCAGTGTATCACATCATCCTTAGCTAACGGGATCTGTTTACCGCCAATATCAAGAATATAGCCAATGATTGTAAACGGATCGTTCTTAGCCGGTACAACTGCCACCTGATCGGGTGGTAATACATACAGCTCCAACGGTTCGCCGCCTTCAATGCCGCCCCTGTTTTTCCAAATAAAAGCCTCACCACGATACGCACGAAACGAAAACACCCCTTCCCAAAAAGCGTCTGAACCAATATAAGGATTTGGGCGTTGGATCAATTTGGATAAAGCGGTAACAACATCTATTTCATCCAGTGATTTAACTTTTTCAATCTGTAACCGTTGGATATTGTTAGCGGGCATTGCCTTATACCGTTTCAGGTTTGCGCCCGGCTTTGGCTTGTATGTGTAGATCGGAACATTGGCCGCCTTTAACCCGATTTTTTTAATAACAGTGTAAACCGTGTCGTTTGTTTCATAGGCATCATTGAAGCTGCGGTAAGTTGGCAAACCGCCAACTAACGTCGAATTAAAGCTGCGGTTCAATAACTTATCAATGCCTAACAATTTGGTGATAAAACTCATATTAAAATGCAACCCATGTAGGTTGCTTAGTTGTTAACTTGGTAAATATTGCGTATCTCATCGCATCCAAACTATGATCGTTTTCTTTTACGGGTGCTTCATCTGCTGCAATGTTCCCGTCCTTATCTGTTTTCCACTTGTACGATTGCAGTTCCCGTTTCATATTTTCGCTGTTGTGTGTAATGTGCAATGGGTAGCTTTTTACTTTCATAATGCCACCCCACACATCTTTTTCGGATGGCTTTGCATTAAATCCTGCTCTAACCAGTTCCTCAATCGTCTTTGGTTCTGCTGAATCACAAAACAGTTCATCACTCCTTGACAAATTTAGTTCCTTCAATCTGTTTACTAGATCGTTTGCTGTCAACTTGCTTTGATAAATCATTTCTTCAACGTACAATGAACCTTCGTGAAACTCTACTTTGACCAAAGCAGTAGGCGCTGTATAACCAAAGTCTAAACCGTAAAAGATTTGTCCTTTGTTCGGTAACTCTTTTACGATCTTCCAACTGGTGTAAATTAGTTCTTTACTTGCGCCCCGTTGTCCTAACCCGTACACCTTCCACATGAAATCATCGGGTAAGTCTTTATAGGATTCAATGTACTCAACCTGAACAGGGGAGAGGTTGTAAATGTTATCTAAGTAGGTGGAGTGTATTTTCTTGTTCTTAGGATTGTCGGCAATATCATACACCCATGAGTTAAACTCTGCCGGGTTCCAGTCCATGAAGATAGCGCCGGTAGTACGCATGGCTAATTGATCAAATAATACTTTGCTGATCAGATTCGCCTCATTGACAAACAGAATATCCCTTCCTGGTCCTCTTGCTTTGCCTTCATCTTCCAATCCAAACAATTCAATGTATGAGCCGTTGCTGAACTCATAAACGAAATCAGTATATCTAAACTCTTCCTCATGCCACCATCCACAATCCTCCATGATAGTTTTAAAATCCCTGTATGCACCCCG